GTTTTTTATATGCTATTATGCTTTTAGCTCATGGAGGTATTTAAAATGGAATTAACATTAATTGAAAGACTAGCGACAGCCTTCTTCCACTTCTTCTTAATAGGTTGTTTTTTCTATGCTTTATGGCTAGAAGCAGAACGCCAAGAAATAGAAGAAAGGAAAAAAATAAATGATTGATTTAATTTTCAACAGCATGATAATAATTGTATTTGTTTTTTATGCTGTATTAATGATTAAGATTTAATTAACTTTTAAAATCTCTTGATCCATTACAGGACTGTAAACTAATTAACCAACGAAAGGAAACTAACAACAATGAAAACTAATTTAAAACTATTCAAACTATATGTAGGACACGACAACAAGACAAGAGCAAGATTTAAAGAAGATTTAATATGTAATTTATGTGATAGATTTTTTCAGGGCTACACCATATTAAAAACAAACGGTTATTATTTAGGAGATGCAGAGGCATCATATTTAATCGAGATAGTAACCCATGAAGAAAACCAAGTGAACAAGCTAAAAAGTTTACTAATAAATAAATTGCAACAAGAATCTATATTAAAAATATCTTACAGCCTAGACACAGCAGAACACTAAAAACCTTCTTATCCTATCAAAAAGCAGAGTAGAGTTTTAACTGTATAAGGCTCTACTCTGTACCACTTCCAATCTATAATAACTTTAAATATTTAAAAAAATTTGCTTAGAAGGTGTGCACTAGTCGTGCACTATGTTGTTGAAAGAATGGTGTTCACTAGTCGTGAACTTCACTCTATAAAACAAGGTGTTCACTTCGTGAACTAACTAATTTGTGAAACACCCCATACTAGCGTATGGTGTGTCAAAAGCCTAAACGGTTCACAACACTCACAAAATATGTTTTTTAACTTTGAAAAAAATATTCACAAGAACTTTGATTATAACTTTGAACTATTTATATTATATGTGTTGATTTAGACTATTTTATCACACTTATTAATAAGTTAATTTAAAGAGAGTAACACCACAATGTCAAGTTTAGTTAAGAAACAGAAAAATACGAATAAAATCGCTGCTGTAGAGCTTCTAGCATTGCAGCCAAGCATTACATCAGAGCAAATTGCTGCCAAGTTAGGAGTATCTAAACATACAGTCATAGGTTGGAGACAAGACCCGAACTTTATTGATGCTTGTTATGATAGATATATGTTAGAATTTGGTTCTCAATTACCATCTGTCTTAAACGCCATGATTCGTGAGGCTCAGGCAGGTAATGTGCAAGCAGGTCGTTTAGTTTTAGAGCATAGTGGTAAGTTAGTTAAGAATATTAATATAACAGTTGATTCTCCATTTGAGAAGTTCTTAAAAGTTGTTCCTGATGCTGAAACTGTAGATGATGATGAGATATTAGACGTTATGGCTACTGTAGAAACCGAAGCTGAGGATTTACCTCCTAGAAATACTGAAAATCAAGGCAAGAGAGCTAAAGATGAAAAGATTCTATGCCATAAGGCTATAAAAGCTGAAAAGAAAAGACTTACTTATAATGAACAGCAAAAAGAATGGTATAGATGGAGAAAGAGAGCTGAAAAGGTAGGCGTAAAACCATTAGAAGGTAAAAGACCTACACCTGCACAAAGAAAAGATTGGGAAGAAGAAATAATAAGAACAGAAAATGCTATGAAAGAAGATGGCACTTGGAAGGAAAAACCAAAGCCATACTATAGCGATGATAATAACGATTGGGAAACTCCACAAGAACTATTTGATAAGCTAAACGAAGAATTTAATTTTACGTTAGACCCTTGTGCATCAGATAGAAACCATAAATGTAAAAAATATTACACTATAGAAGATGATGGTCTTTCTAAGGATTGGAGTAATGAGATTGTTTTTATGAACCCTCCGTATGGTAAAAAAGTTTTAAATAAGTGGATTAAAAAAGCACATGAAGAAAGTCTAAAAGGTGCTGTTATTGTTTGTTTGATACCTAGCTATACTTCAACAAAGTATTGGCATGATTACATAGAGGGTAGAGAAGTTAGGTTTTTAAAGGGCAGATTAAAGTTTAATAACAGAAAAGCTGCACCTTTTTCTTCTTGTTTGGTAATTTTTAACTAATACCCATTAATCTTATTTCCTTACTACCCAACTCTTTGCAAATATCATCATATATTTCGCTTGGAATAACTATAGGAGAAGAATCTTGACCGACATCTTCCGTAAAAAAATTACTTTTAGATATAAGCTTTTGTAATCTTTCAAATAATCTTATCATTTCTTCAAATTCTTTATCTGACATACTTTTACTCCTATTTATGTGTGAGTGAAGTATATTACTTTTTTACCTTTTGTTCTCATAAAGTAATAAAGCACTATACTTTACTTTTTGAGTTTTTTTTCTAGGTCTTCTACAAATTTTTTCTTGGTTTTATCTTTGATGTCTGATTGTATAAATGGTCTTGAAGGCACTTGCCATTGCTTAACATTGCCTTTAACGTCATAGCCTTCGTGGTGTTTTTTGCCATATCCTGCAAAATTCATTTTATTTTTATTACTTTGAATGCTGTTAATTAAATTACCACTATAAATTAAAGGTTTGCTACCTCCAACATTCTTAATTCCTGTTCTTTGGGTAGGTTTAAAGTCTTCACCTCTCCTGCCTGTACCACTACCCTCCCAATATATGCCTCTTTTTCTTGCTTCTATGGTTTTCTCAGCTAAAGGGTCTAAAGTTCCTCCAAGAATGCTCTTGCTTTTGTTTAAGTTGTTTCTAGTTTTGTCTGAACTGTCATCAGCAATGTTTTCAAGTGCTTTATCTACAGCCTCTTTATAATTATTTGCTAATTTTTTAAAGTTTACATTACTCTTGACTATCAGATACGACATTTTCTTCCTCGTTTTCTTGGTTTTCTGCAGGATTTGGCTTACTAAACATATTATTTATAGCTTCATCTCTTGTTTCTTTGTTTTTATCAACAATTTTTTCTGCTTCTTTTCGAGATAAATCTTTATTGTACTCCATTAACAGGTCTATTTCGTCTATCATGTGGTGTTTTAGTCTATGTTCGTCTAACATTATTTGGTCTTGTACTGTTTTTGGGTATTCAGGCTCTTTAAAATCTAATTTTAATTTATCAGGTAGTGAAATATTGTTATAAGCAGCAATTTCTTTCTCAATATAGTATAATTCATGCTCATACATACGCCAAAGCTCTAAATCGTCTTGATAATCTTCAAATCTCTCTAAATCTTTAATTTTTAAAGCGATACCCGAAGGAGTTTCACCTCCATCTTGTGCAAATTGCACATATAAGTGGTTATTTTGTGCTACTAAGTCTACTTGGAACTTAATATTCTCTATAACTGACTCAATATTACCTGCAGGAGATACAATTCCAAAAGTTGCACCTTCGGGAAGGTCAATTATTTGGTCTGAGCCTGCTCTTTCAATCCTTTTGTCAGAATCTACGCCTGTCATAAATGGCTGACCAAACATTTGAAACCTTAAACCTAATTGCATTTCTGTCATAGCAATATTTACTTGCTCATTACAGTCTACAATATCATTAGCCCCGTCTACAAAAAATTCATCAATTTGTTCTTCTCTGTGAGTAAAAATAAATGGTAAAACGCCATAACCATGCTCATAGGCTTGTATTATTTCTCCATCTTCATCATAATGTATATACATTGATTCATCCCAATATGCCCATTCGCATTTCTCAAGGCTAGAAACGTCTTCAGGTTGCATTAATAGTGGGTACATTATAGAAGAAGCAGTAAATGGGTCTTTTAAATGCACATCAAAGTAATAAACAGGTCTATAATCAAAATAAGGCATTCCATCTAGTTCTTTGTATATAACTTGAGTAGCTACAGTTCCCATTAAGCGAGTCATTCTTTCAACGTGCTTCATTCTAGCATCTTTTTTTATAGTTAATTGGTCATATTGCTTACTTACGTTTCTTTCTGTACCTACTGTGTAGATTCTGCTCATTTTATTTACAAATCTTCTAGTAAAGTTAGCATTATAACATGGAATTTCTTGAAAAGCAGTAGAAGCGAAATAATTTTGTATATATCTGCCTGTATCATTACCTCCGTAGTAATTTAACATTTTTCTAACCCAATTTCTCCTAGCCTTTTGAGACATTTGCTTAGAATCTTCTACTGATTGTTTTATTATTTCTTCTGCTGTTATATTTGAATTGTATATCATCTTTTCCTCACTTTGAATTCTCTGTTTTTAATTGGGAATTGGTTTATAAAAAAATATCTAATCATATCACATCCATGGTCATGATACCCATCTTTTACAGGCTCAGGTTTTAAGTCTGCCCCTTCTTTTGGTTCAGGATAACGATAATTTTCTAAGTCCATCATTATTCCTGTGCATTTTTCATTAACATGAAAATTTCTTTCTCCTTGAGCATTTTCTACAAAACTTCTGACATGAGATACACCTGATGCAATACTTCTTGACACTTTATCTCTTGTTGTTTTAACATTTATACCATGTCTTCTAAAAATTTCTATATCTCCTAAACCTGATTGCCCTTGTGCTTGCATACCTGCAGGGTCGCCAAAAAATCTTAAAACATTATATCTCTTTGCCTTAATTTGTAAAGCTAGCTCATCTGTTTTGACGTTTTTTTTATGTATTATTTCGTCTATCATATTAATATGCCATACACCACCAACCCTGTAAGTCTGAAACCATCCTACTGCAGGCATTCTATAACCAAAGTCAATAGAGCAGTAAGTAGGAAAGTTTGGATTATAAGGGTATTTCCCTACATCTAACTCCCTCTCAAAAGGATAAACACTACCTGCAAAAGAAGTAAATTTTGCACCATATTCTTGGTCATAAACTTCTTTGTCCATATTTCTTTTTCTTTCAAGTAGAAATTGGTCGTTTTTCCCATGTGGAAAGGCAAAGTGGTTGTCCCACGAGGGAGCTTGATGAGATTCCCATAATTCATCATCTTTACCTAATAAGAATAGGTCGTATATCCAATTAAAACCTTCAGGAGTTGTGATGAATATTCCTTTGCCTTTCCTATCTGACAACGTCGGAGATAAATACATATCCCAAATTTTTCTTTTTACTTTAGCTGCTTCGTCAATTATAAGTAAATCCAATCCTTCTCCAACTAATGAATCAGGATTGTCTGCTGATTTAGCTTCTACTACTGTATTCCACTTAAATCTTATATATCTTTCTTTTTCTGAAGCTCTATCTATGTCGTTTGCACGACCTATAACCATTTTTTGCCATATTTCTCTAAACATTAAGTCTGCTTTATCATAAGACAAACCTACTAACCATATTCGTTTATTTGGCTGTGAAGCATAATAAGTTGCTTCCATTGCAGAAGCAGTAGTCTTTCCAAATCTTCTACCACAAACCATAACAAAAAACCTTGCTGTGTCTTTAATAGGGAAATGCAATTTGCTTTGCCCGTAGTGTGGTTTGTAATCCATGAAATTAAACCACTTTTCTTTGTATGATTTTAGTGAATTATCCAAAAATTTGCATTATTACCTAATATTAATTTAAGTTATATATAAGAATTATGCAAAATTATGCATAATTTAAATTGTTTAACACAAAAAAGGAGGACAGAATGTCCGAAGAAAATATACAAGCAGCGACAGAAACAGTTAGTGAAAGTCCTGCAACAGAAACTGTTCAAGATAGCTCTAATGAACAGTATATTGCAGAAAGCAAAAAGTACAGAAAGAGAGCTCAGGATGCTGAAACTCGTTTAGCGAAGTTAGAAAGAAGTCTTGCAAGAGCAGAAGAAACTAAGCTTAAAGAAAAAGAAGAATTTAAAACCTTATATGAAAAGGCTTCTTCTAAAGTCGAAAGTTTAACTTCTAATGCTGAAAAATGGACTCGCTATGAAGAAAGTAGAAGAGAATCTCTTTTAAGTAGCCATCCTGAAGGAGAAAGAGAATCTTTATCTAGATTAGATTTAGAAACTCTTGAATTTGTAACTAATAAAATTAACAATAATACTAAACCTAATCCTCCTGAACTTGTAGGAACGAGTAAAAATAATGTGCCTGATAAACCTTGGGGTGAAATGACAGATTCTGAGAGAAGGGCTTATTATACTCATAGAGCAAATGAAGGAAATAGGTAAGTATTTTCTCTCAAAATGAAGGCTTTTAAGCAGTTGAAAGA